TATTTGCACCCCAAGAACCATCAGCAGTGGTTTGTTCTATAATTCCAAAATTATTACTAACAGTTCCGTAATCAATTACCAATGCACCAGATTTTATAGTGCTTAATGCACCACTTGTTTTTGTATAACTCCAAGTTTGCTCTGTTCCATCACCATTGTATGTAGGTGTTCCAGATATAGTAATCCAACTATCCGTAACAGTTAATCCACCATTTACTCTACTATAGTTTCTTAATCTCAATAAATCTCCAGCAGCAAATACATCAGTACTTGGATACCCTGCATAAGAACTAACAGTTATAGTTCCAGAAGTACTAATAGTTATATCGGCAGCTAATTTAGCAACAGACTTTGCAATTATTTGTCCACCAGCAAAAGCCTGCTCTAAATCTGCAATAAAAGCTTTAACGTGTAACTCATCAGCGTATAAATATCTAAAGTCTGCATCACCACTATACGTTACACCCCATCCAGTCAACTGACTTACATAGTTATTTGTTTGAAGTGCAGCACTAGGTTGAATAGAAATAACAGTACCAGAATCAATCAAACTCGAATTAGTTAAATAACTTCCGCTAAACTTTGGTATTACATTATCCGATAAAGCAATAGTAGTAAAAGCCGATGTTGTTCCAGGCGAAACTAATACACCTTTTGTAAATGTACCCTTACCTGTACCTCCTCTGCTAACTGCAAGATTTCCACTCCATCCCAAAGTCCACCCTCTATTAGCGGTTAAATTTTGCCCAACTCCAGAATTAGTAATAGTTACATTTGTATCGGAAGTAAAAGTTAATAATCTATCAGCCCTTACTAAATGTGATGTAGTTGTAGCTTGAACAGTGGCACTTACAGTTCCAGTTACGGACAATGGTTTATCTAAATCCCATTTAACCCCGTCAAATAACAATGATGATAAATCAGTATTACTCGTTCCTTCTATAATAAGACCAGAACCAATTGCAGACGTATTAGTACCCCCATCGTTTAATCTAATATTTTTATCGGCAACATTTAACTGTGTTACGTTTACTTGATTAACCTGTCCACCAATAAATATATCGCCATCAACAGTAATATCGGTAGTAACGTATAGTCCAGTAAACTGTGGAGTAGCACCAGTGTCAATATTTTGAATAGTGTTTAATTTATTAGAAGTTAATTTCAAGTTTGTAGTGTTGTAATCCAAACTTACAACATTAGCATTATATACAATTGGAGCATTCCAACTATCAACTCTTTTTACATAAGCATCACTCCATTGAGTTATTTGTGCATCAGTGGCAATCGAATAACCACTTGTCATTGAAAAAACGCCAGTAGAAGAATTATAATCTATACCAACAATATTTTCGCTTATAGCACCCCTAGCTCTTGCATCAGTAAACCATTTATTTGTTGGAGTTCCACTTTCAGGTAAATCATCGGTTACAGCACTATCAGAAAAAACTCCATTAGTAGCTTTAATAATTCCATTCATCCCTGTCAACTTTAACCCAGCAAATGTAGGTGATGACGATGGGTCTAATTCCAATGATTGTCTTCCTAATGCTTTGTCTAATTGCTGTGAAGTTCCACTCCATAATAATCCACCACCATTTATTGTAGTGTTAAAATAAGAATTACCACTACTTATCTGACTTGTAGATGATAAAGCATCTTTATTTATAACCCTTGCACTATCACTATCATAATCATATCCAGGAACGGAAACATATTCTAATTGTACTTCGGCAGAAACTAAATCTATTTCCATTTGGGTAATAAAATACCCAACTCCATCTATGGTAAATATATCCGTTAAATCCCAGTACAACATTGAATAAATTAAATCCAATGTCAGTGGATACGAATAATGCCTTTTACCATAAAAATCTGCGTATATTTGAGCAACCCAAGCACCAAAAGCATTTAACACTGCATAATTATAATCATCAGTTTGATTTCTATCTAACTGATTAGCACCAGGATTAGCATTATAATATTCCGTTAAAGTTTGAGAATCAATAACAATCTCTTTTTGCAGCGAATTTCTTGCCTTAATATTTGGATACCTAGTCCAAGAACCACCACCATCTAAGTACTGTCCAGAAACAACATTTCCATTAATATCGTGTGAAGGTAAAAAACTCTTAACATATACCTCAACACCATCAACAAGCTTATCCCAAAAGAATTTCTTTTCACCGCTTTTTAATCTCTTAAACATTGAAGGAAAAACATTTGGATAAGTAACAGCCTTTGTTCCAAATACTTTCCATCTCTCCAATACAAGTTCACCTTTTCTATTAAAATAAATATAGGCATTCATTGTATTAGCTAAATATTTTAAAGCCTCAACAGGTGTTTTATCAAATAAACTCTCTCCTATTGTTTGAATATAATAATCCAAAGGCATCAAATACTGTGATACACCCAAGTTATTAATTATATTAATATTACCCCATACAGTTTTTAATATTCCATCAATTAAAACAATACCATCAATATAATCTGGAACCGAATTACCCGTATCGGTAGCAATTTTCCATACATACGGGTCTAATGTTGACGTACCATAACTAATAACTTTTGAATAACACACAGGAGGATTAACAGTAGTACTAGGTGGAGCATAAATAGGCATACCACTAGGTAATGTCTTTACCCAAGTGGTATATATTTGTATCTGTCCTAAATTAAATAAAACAATTCCAGAATCTACAACTAAATAATACTTCAATATATCATTATCATCTGGGTGTATTATTATCTCCCCAGGCTGCACAATAGCAGAAGTAACATCAGCATAAACATACTCTCCATTAACATCATCCCAAGTTGTCAAATGCAAATATTTTGTTACCCCATTAACTCCAGGAACTGTAGCATTTTCTATTTGCAATATTGAATTAGCTCCAGAACCTAACCCAGCTCTTACAGCAATATCAACAGTGGTTCTCGATAAAGTAACTGAATTAACACTATCCAAAGCCGATAATTTATCAATTACATCAAAAGAAATTGCTGGTATATGCTCACCACTTGTTTGGTCTCTATAATACGGATATGATATACTACCAAAATCTATCATACCTTCATATACTTGAACAGCTTTTCCAGCAGTTTCCGCACTACCATCTAATATAGTGGCTGATGTAACAGTTTCGTCCTGTGCTACTACAATTTTTATTAAATACCTTTTTACAGAAGTTAAATTCGCATTAGTTAGTTCGGTGAGAACTTTAGCATCTTTTCCATTAGCAGTATCATCCTCATTTCTAAATGTAAGATTAACATTATCAAAAACAATAACACCTGCTTCTCCATCACTGTCGGATTCAACCTGTTTTCTTAATGAATCTACATTTAATAATAATGATGTCCAATCATGCCAAGTATCAGCAGGAGTTACTCCATATTTTTTGAACCATACAGTTAATGTCATTAACCAACACTCCTTTTAATTGTACTTAATCCAAGTACCGTTATTTTCTTGCTTGCATTTTTATCAATATATAAATTAGGTGGTACTGGATTCTGCATATAATGACTCATAATGTTAATTAGCTTATCTAATTTTTTCTCTACATTACCACTACTGCTTTGCTGCGAAAATCTATATAACGATAAATCATTCGGCACATTTATAATTGTATTTTTTCCTACAATACCACCATCTCCAAATTGACCTTTATTCATCAATTCCAATATAGATATATATTTTGGAACCTCAGAAGCTTTAACAACATATTCACCTTTATGAACAACGCCAGCTGGTTCATCTTTTCTACCCACTCCAGTAAAACCACCAGTATCAAATGAAGGAGGTTGTTGTGATGAAATAACTGCAACATCAGCAAGACCCGTGGCAATTATAAGACCAGCAATTATAGCACTAAATGGATATGGATAATCCTTTAATGCGTTTGCTGCACCAGTGTATGTTGATATAGTAGCCTGTGCAATAGACACTGCCTTTTGTGCAGCAAATAAAGAAGCAGCTTTTTCCTGCCTTTTCTTTTCAGCAGCTTTATCTAAATCTTCCCTCTCTTTGTCAAATTTTTCTTTTAATTTATTTTTTTGTTGCTCTGTTCTTGCGAATTGAAGTAGATTTTTTTCTTCACTGCTAATCTTTTCCAATTCGCCTTTTTTCCAATCTTCTACTTCTTTTCTTATACTGTCTTTTTTTGCATTAGTAATTTTATCCAATACACTCGATATTCTATTTAATGCGTTACTTGCAGCTTCAACCTTTCTCTCCCATTGTCTTTGTTCTGCCGTAACTTGTTTCTCCCCTTCGGCAGTTAAACTATTGTCTGTTTCAATTTTATTGTTAAGAAGCCATCTATGAAAAGACTCCCTTATCAATTTTTGTTTGGAAGTTTCATTTACATCGCCCTTTGTAGTTAAACCAATAAATGCTTCCTGTATTGATTTCAAATTAGTATAGAATTTTATTTTAGACTTTGCATCCGCTTTTCGTCTTTCTTGCCTATCTCTAACATTCTTTTCATTCAAAGCTAATTCCTGATTAAGGAAATCTTCATTCATATTACTAATGCTTTCATAATATGCCCTTAATTCTTCTGGGGTAGCTTTTAAATCTTTAATAAAACTAAAATCTTTAATACTGCCAACCTTAAAGATTTTAGCTAATATCTCATTAAACTTATTCTGCCTAATCTTTGCAATAGTTTTATCTATATTCTTATTTATAGTATTAAACACACCTAATATATCGGTGGAAATAACATCAAAATTAATACTCCCATCATCTTTCTTCGGGAATATTTTTTTCAATTCCTCCTTATAACTTTTATATATTTCTAATCTTTTAAGTAACACCTCCCCTTTAAAAGCACTCGTAAATAATTCTCCTTCTTTTTGTTTTCTTATTACTCCTACTTTATTTTTTAATATATTATTTATTTCACCACTAATAGATTTCTGCAATTGAATTTCTTTGTTGCTTTTTTCTCCACTCCCTATTTCCTTAGCTAAAGCTTTATTAAATTTTTCGGCAAGTATTAATAAATCATTATAGTATTTCTTATATCCGTCAATACTTTTTTTGTCAGCCGTTAATTTTAACCTTTCAAATTTTTCCCTCCAAGTAGTATATAAAGCATTCCGTTTTTTCTCATTTTTCTTCTTAATATCAGAAAGTTCTTTTTCCTTAGCTTTTTCTGCCTCTAATATTAAATTCTTTTCTTTATCAAGGACTCTGCTAAATCCAGCTCTAAGTCTATCTTCAATACCGCCTTTACCTTTAGATGGGTCATTAAAATATTTCCTAAAATCAAATAACATACCTCCAATTTTTGCAAACCCACTCGTGTTAACTACATCGGATAACTTTTTATAGTATTCTAATAATTTCTTTTTATCATCCCCAATATTTTTATCTTTTATATCTAGCTTAATGGCTTTTCTGAATTTTTCAGTTTCAGTTTCAAGGATACCTTTCTTCTTTAATTCAATATTCCTTAAAGTTTTCTTTTCCAATAAATCCAAAAGCTTTATTAATTTTACATATTGTTTATTGGTAACTTTTACACCTTCTTCTCCGTCCTTAGTGTAATTTCTTAAAAACTTTAAAGAATCTTTAAGTGGGTTTAATATCTTATCGGCTTCTTCCTTACTCCACACCTTAGATAATTTTTGAGTTATATCATCAATATTCCCAACATACATATTAAATATATCATTTATCTCATCCCCAAAAATAGTATTTATTGGAAACTGTAAAAACTTAGCCCACCACTCTTTTGAATCCTCAACAACAGCACTCATATCTTCAAGTACAGCACCTATTTCACTTTTAGCAACATCTAAATTATTAGCAAACAATACATAAGAAAAATCTTGAAGCTCCTTATTATACTTACGCAATTCTTCCTTAGCTTTTTCAAATAAAGTGGCACTGTTGTCAATAAATTTGTTAAAATTATTATTTCTATCTACTAATTCAGGGTATAACCATTTTAAAGCTTCCAAAGTACTTGTGTATTCTTTGGAATGAGTTGCTGCATTTTGTTCAACTTTTTTTAATCTATTAAAAGTTTCTAATAATTTTACCTTAGCCTTTGCATTTTCAACAGTTGCTTCTATATCGGCGACTTGTTTTTTCGTAAGTTCTACTGTAGCCCTTGCATTATCCAGTTTATCTTTATAAGTTATTTTTAACGCATCTCTAAGTAACTTCAAACCATATATTGCACCAAATAAAACACTTATAAATCCAGTTACGGCACCACCTGTTAATGCAACTCCTTTTTTTAATTTGAAAAAAGAATTAAACGATAACTTAGCTGCCATTCCAAATCTTTTTAACCTACCCTGCCCCATTATTAAAGACGTGGATAAAACACGTGTAGCTCTACTAGCTGCTACAGTTCGTGCAACTAAAGCTTTATACCCTTTTTGTAATAATTGTATTAATCCTAATTGTGTACCTAATACTTTATGTAATAAAACTGCCCTAGCATTCCAAAAAATAAATGCGTACCCAAGAGTTTTAGCTAACGGTATTAATAATTTTACCCTTCTGTAATAAAATCCAATACTGTCTTTCAACTCCATAAAAGAATCTGATAAGTCAGTTATGAATTGCTTAGCCTGTGGCAAAATTAAATCACCAATGGCTGCCTGTAACTGTTGAAAAGCATCTTCTAAGTTTGATATTTTTCCAAGTAATGTTTGAGATTGAGCTTCCATTAACCCCGAAAAATTCTTAGACGCAATTATTCTGGGTAATGCACTAACCATATCTTGAACGGAAGCTTTTACTCCAGATACAGATTGTAAAACTTGTTTTCCAGTAGCTCTAACCCAGTCATTAGTGGAAATTAATAACGCCCTAAATTGTTTTACGGCAAATCCAGTTCTGCCTGTAACTAAATTAGTGTAAGCTTCAACAGCCTGCATAACATCTTTTCCAGACGCTGCTGCTAAATCACCTAAATTTCTAATTGTTTTCATTGAGAATCTTCCCAATGATTCTAATCTATTACCGGCTTCTATGACACCAGGTACATTAAAAGGAGTTACAGCAGCAAATCTAACTAAAGCTCTAAACCTTTTATCCGCTTCTTCGACATCCCCCAGTAGGTTTAATAATGTAGTCCTAAACTGTTCAAATTGTCCAGCTTCTAACGCTGGCTTTGATAATGCTTGTAATGCGTAACGCAGTTTTCTTGATAATTCCCAGGCTTGGTTCATTACAATTATTCCCTTCTGCCACGAAGAAAATAATCGTTTTGATTTTTTCTTAGCTTTATCTATTTCATCCCCAACCCCCTTAACACCTTTTTTTAAGTCATTTATTGCAACCTGAGCCTGACCATCCTTAAAGGTTACAGTAAATTCGAGGTCATCATATTTTCTTTTACCCACAATATTAATCCTTTAAATAAAAAAACAGCACTTATTTATTTAGAATAAATGCTGTTTATTTACTATCTAACTCAATTAAAGAATTTACATGCGAAATTGCCTCATTAAGAACTCTAACTTTTTCTGTATAATAAGTACTATAAACTTTACTTACAGAACTATCAACTATTGTATCGTAATCTACTAAGTTTACCTTAGAAATATACACAGCAATGTCATAAACACTACTATCTAATTCCGATTCAAAATAGGTTAATTTTCCACTAACTCTTTTTTCTCGCTTTTTAATTTCGGCTCTGACAACCCGTTCTTTTTCATCAAGATTTCTAAGGAGTTCAAAATACTTCCTATCAAACTCCCCCTTCCAGATAAAAAATCTTCAGCTATCCCTATCATTTGAGTGTCTGTTAAATTCTCCATAACTTCCAATGTGTCCGAAGATAACATAACACTTTCATCCCACTTTTTCTGCCCTTCAGGTATAAGGATAGTAGCGAAAAATTCAGGGATTTTACCAGTGTCAAAAAGAGTTTTAAGAACACTCCCTATTTTAAAAGTAAATTCTAATCCATTATTGTCCTCAATATTGGCAAAATCAGAACTCTTTACTTTTAATTCAGAAAACAGCTTGTTAATCTTATAGTACTGTTTATAAGAAACCTCATCAGGAACGAAAAAAGTTTCAGAATCAATAGATACTTTATACATTATACTTATTCTCCCAATTTTTATTCTAAATACAATATAATATAAAAATATTTTACATATATTCAAATATTATTGTAAATAAGTATTAAATGTAATTGCACTTGCAGTGGAGGTAACAAACTCCATATCATAGTATCCTTTCACACTAACAGTTATTTCTCTTTTTGCATCGCCTATTTCTGCACTACCTATTTTGCTTATTCCATCAGCTTTAAGAATAATATCTTGTCCAGTTCTAAGTCCTATTGTAACATCACTGACAAATTCGTGTGAGATTGCACTTTTTATCTCTGGTACACTTGGACCCGATGCTGTAGCAGTTAATTCTACTTCAACACCTCTAACTAAAGAAACACCAAAAGCATTTTTATCTGATTTACTTTTTATTACCATATTAAAATCTACTAACCTTGCATCTTCAAATCCATTGGTTAAACCTGTTAATGAAGTAGCCCAGGTTGGAGAAATAAATCCCGCCAATACATCAGCGGTTTTTATCATTGGTAATACACCAGCTCCGAATGGAATTTTATTTGTAGCTGCATCTGCATTGTCTATTAATGTTAAACCATAAGAATATTTATAAGCTCTTTCAAAAGTTAATTTTAACAATCTTTCTTTCATCCCAATGCTTAATTCAAAATCAACGCCCATAGCATCAGCACCATCAAATATATAAATACCACCAGGAGTTAAAGTTAATGAAGGTGCTACATAAGGAGGTATTCCACCATCATTATAAACACCCGAAGCTAAAACTGCCACAGACGTTTCACTAACTCCAGCATACTGCATAACAGCATTTAGTATATTCAAGTCTACCTGCATAGTAGACATTTCAGCTTTGAAATTTAATAAGTTAGGAAATTCCCTCCCATCTTTATCTGATAATTGTTCCTTATGCTCAACTACCAAACTTCCCTCTTGACGTATTCCCATTCCATATAAATATGTATTAGGGTCTGTTTCATCAGTAGGAAATGCGGTTAATGCTGGTATATCCAACGTACCTAATCCAAAATACAATTCTTTAATACCCGCTTTTACTTGTCCCATAATTCAAACCTCTTTTTTTAAGTTACAGTATAATCATAATTATTTAAATTTGTTGTTATTGATAACGCAAATCCGCCAGCTTTTATTTCACCTAATGCAAAATCATCAAAAGCAGAATCTCTAATCAATAACCTTCTTTGTGTTTGTACAGCAAATATGTTATTTAACAACCCATATTTTATTAAACACTTTTCTTTTTTATAAGTGTAAAAATCTCTATTCTCCCTATTTATAAATACTGACAAACTAAAATTCTGTTCTGAATTTACAATAGTACCTTGAACAGAACTCTGAGTAGGAACCTCACCATCTAATTCTAATAATATTACAGGTGTTGGATTTCCATTAATATCCACTAACTCCCATTCTATATCTGGGTCAGTCAACACTCTGCATCTAGATAAATAATATATAACCTTATCTTCATCCGTTAAAGTATTTTCATCCACAGGTTGACTCCAACCCGCAACAGTAGTAATACAAGTATTAATATAATTTTGTATAACTGTTTCAATATATTGCAGTACGTCGGCTTCTGTTTGGATACTCATATTAATTCCTTATGTGTACTTCATTCCCGCAGAAATAATTTCAGCTTTTATTTTAGGCAAAGCTTTTAATATAGCAACATCAAAAAACTTAGTTGCCTTTATACCCTTACGTTTTATATGCTGTGTAATTAAATAAGTAGCTTGTTCAACAGTTTGTTTATCACTCAATTTAAGACTTCCTTTTTTAATTTTTAATTCAATCCACTTTTGTATAGTGGAATATGGTACTCTACCACCTTTTCTACCATATTGCAAGACACCAGCGTAAGGATACCCAGTACTACTAACAACTTTTTTATCATTAATTCCAGCAATAAGCACAATTTCTTTTGCAATACTACCAACAACCCTATATTTTACATTTTTATATAATAATTTAGTAGCAATTATCTTTTTTTCCTTTAATACTGACTTTATTTCCTTTACAACAATTTTACCCACCCTATTTGCTAATGCAAATATTTTTTCCTCTGCGTAATCCAACGCATCGTCTAAGGGTTTTGTATTTACAGTTCGAGACATACTATTATTTATAAATTTTATTATAAAAATAATACACGACTTATGTAAAAATCAATATTTTATTAATAATTATTCTACTTAGGTGAGACCTCATCAGAGGCTTTTTCGGCGGGAACTTCCTCAGTGGAAACTTCTTCGGTGTCTTTAGACTTACCACCAAGAAATTTTGAAAACAAATTACTTAAAACATCACTTCCACTATTACCCTGTTGCTTTGCAGTAAATGTAAAAGATGCTGACGGCATATTTGAATCTGAAATTTGGTCTAATAACTTAGACAACATCATAATTTCACTTGATACATTTTTATCTACGGCACCACCATCTATCTTTTCAAATAAAACACTTCTAACAACTCTTTCTTTTTGAATATTAACAATTATTCTTAAAGCATTTTTAATATCAGAAAAATCAGTGCCGATTGAAAAATCAAATTCACACAACGCACCAACTTTATATGCTGGACACCTACCAACTAAATAACAGCTATCGCATTTTAATTTGGCAGAATCCGAAACTATAGGATTCAATCCTTTTTCAGTATCAATAGTAAGTAATGGTTGTGTTTCCTCTTTTGTTTTTAATTCATCCTTTGAATACAATTGTAAAGTTTTTGTTTCCTTGCGAACTTTATTTGATATGTTATACCAGCACCTGGTATAAAAATTTAACCCATTACTCAAGCAGTCTTTACAATTTTCTAAACAAGCAGTCCAATTTAATTCCCTATATCTATCATACATCCACTTAACAATGTCTTTATTATCTTCCGATAATAAAAACTCTTTTATTTCTTCATCAGTATTAACCTTTAATATCCTATCCAGAACACTATAATAATCAATACCAACACCAATCTTTTCTTTTAGCAAGCGGCTTTTTTTACCCTCGTTACAACTATAACAAGCAGTAATAAGATTGGACATTTCATTATCACCACCCTTATCAATCGGTTTTATATGGTCTACTGTTAATTCAACCGAAGGGTCATCTTTAGGTGATGCACCACAATAACCACACTTAAATCCATCTCTTTCTAAAACATCAAAACGTAACTTATGAGTAATCTCATTTCTAAGCTTCTTACGTCTTTTATGTTCAATGTCTTTTTCCTCTGCATTCATAAGATGGGATTCTTTTAACAAATCCCTATCTTTGATTTTTTCTTGCAAGGATTTTTTCTCTTTCGATTTTTCTGAAGAAATCTTCGTCATACTTCATCCACCATTGTCTATTCTTTGTTCTTCTATCAAACAACTCCTCATTTAATATCCAACTCTTAATATTAAACCTGGTTATTTCGTGAGAGTCATCTTTTAATATTTTATTAAAATCTAAGCCCCATTCATCACACTGTCTTTTTAACCATTTTCTATAATGTTTATGTTTATAATCCCAAGTTTCAAAATAAGCACCATTATAAACGTATGTAGTTCCATATTTTTCACCACCTAAATAAGTGGTTGAATCACAAGTATAATAAGGAAACCTTTGTTCAGTTACAAAAGCAGTGAACCCAAATCCGTGAGTTCTAACTTTTCTTTTCGTTGCTTCAATATAAAACCTTTCTGTATGGTTAATATGTTGAGCGTCGGAAATACTTGATGCTCCAATATAAGAATATCTATCTAAATATTCCTTAGTAACATCAAATTTATTTGCATAATCGTGGGCTACATAACAAACTGTTTGCCCATATTCTTCTTCAAGCTGTTCAAACAGCTTATTCCATTCAACAACTTTATTATGCCCAATAACCAAATCAACATCATAATTTGCAGCCCAAATAAATCGTCCACTATATTTAACTAAAAATTTTAGATAATCATATAAATAATCTTCGTGTTGTTGTAGAGTGACTTTCTTAACATTTTCACCGTGCCCCATCATTGTAAAAGCTCCAGAATCCACAACCACCTGCGGAAATTTATCAAGTATTTCATCTATGTCAATACTCCTTCTTCTTATATAAAAGTATGACATCAGTACTTTTTCTACACCGCAATCATATAAAGCTCGCATGTGGCTTTTATTTTCTGCACCTGCAAAAAACATTCTCATTTTAACAAATCCAATTTTTTTTCAGGAGAACAAACCCATAATCCTAACCCTCTTGGTGTAGGTAAAATAGTTCCATTAATATTTTCAATGAATTTTTTAAATTCTGGTACATACGCATCGTGTAATAACACAACCCCATTAACTGATAAAAAAGGTAAAAAATGGAAAAACTCTTCTTCCCTATCCCAAGCATCTAAAAATAATAAATCAATATTTTGCTCTGGCAAATATTTAAAACTTGACATTGTTTTTAATACAATTCTTTTTTCAAATTTACTCTTTGAAAAATTCTTTTCGGCAACACTATAAAATTCTTTGCTAATTTCAAGTGTAACAATCTTCCCTTCTTTATTACATTCCAATCCTTCTGCAAATGCTAATGTGCTTAATCCCCTACAAGTTCCAGTTTCAACAATAAACACAGGTTTCAACATACGGACAATAGCAGTTAACAACGGGTATAAGTCATCTTCGCCCTCAAGGAACGACCCATTGTTCAGCCATCTTTCTGGTCTAACAACATTTAATGGCATTAGAAGTCCGTTTTCTGTTTCATTTAACTTCATCTTATTAAAAACAGCATCCTATTCATTGTTCTTTCTGGTTGATAATAATCTACTATTTGTTCCAATATAACGCCAAATTTTTTCCAATATAAATCATAATTATTAATATATAAATTAGCTTTATTTATACACTCATCCATTGAGTTATATAAAAATTCTTCTGGGTACATATATGGGTAACACAATTTATTAGGCAACAAAGGAATACAACCCCTACTAATACCCTGCATAATTACGTTTCCAAAAGTCTCCTCACTATCGGCGACCGATATTATAACCTTAGCTTTGTCAAATTTAGAAAATAATTCATCCGCAGTCAAATTAGAACTTTCTACAGGGTACATTTTTAAGTTAATATAATTAGAAATCATTTTAGCCTTATCATACCCTTTACCTTTTCTACCAGCCCACATAGCAAAATCTTCTTTGTTATCTTTCGGTTGAAATTTATCCGCAAATCCACCCACAGCTATATATCTATTGTATTTATAAAAATCTGAAGTAAACTTTGTATGAACAATAGGTAAAAAAGTATTATCAATATCCTGATAAAAAGTGGATTTTTTATGTGATATATATTGAAAATTTACAGCCCTAATAAATACCCTAGGAACAGTACCTATATTAGATACGTGGTATTGTTCATAAACCAATTGCCTCGAATCTAAAAATATCAATGAATCACTTTCTTTTATATCGGAATTAATTAAATATTTCATACTTTTAATTCCGTATTCAGCCAACCTGCATTCTATTTCTTTTTTATCTAAAAAAGCTAATGAATCATCTACCACTTTATCTGGGTACAAAATAACATCATCCATATTTTTTACCCCTTCTTCAACATATCTATTCGTTAGTACCGAATGACTCCTCAAAGTTTCATACATTCTATTAATATAAATCATTAAACCACCTATCTATTATAGTGTTTGAAAATTTATTCACCGATGTTAATACAGGTAAATATTTAATATAATTTTTAACAGCATCTTCTACCATATAAACGCATTCATCAAAAGTTCCATACAAATAATCCGAGCCATAAAATTCTGGATACACTAATCTATTCGGTAATACAGGTATGCACCCAAACATAACAGCTTCATTTATTCCAAAGCCAAAATTTTCCTGTAAAGCAAACGATACAACTACCTTCGCTTTTTTTAGAATATTGTAATATTCTTCTTTAGAAAACCCCTCTAGTTGTGTATTAACAAATTTAATTCCTTTATTAGCTAAGCGGAATTTTAAGCTATTAAATAAATCTGGTTGTTTCTCTGCAACATTTCTGCCATTAAAAACAACAATGTCTTCTTTACTATTAAGTAAAGCTTGAATAGAATCTTTGGCAACTTCTTTTCTAATAGTGGAATCCAAAGGCAGCCCAGTAACAATTATTTTATTAGCATCAACATACCGTCTTTCTATAATTTGATTTTTAATAAATTCACTTCCAACAAATATTTTATCCGTAATATCAAATACAATCTCTTCAAAACTTTTAGCCCATCGTTCCATTCTTCTGCAAAAATCAGTATCAGTAAAACTCCCAGCGTGTATAATACCCCTTATTTTTGGTTTAACTCTAAAAAAGAAATTCATATAAGGAATTATCTCAATTCCAGGAAACCACAAATCGCTAAAAAATATTACATCATCACTTGTAATTGAATGTTTAGAATAATAATTGGCAAGCATTTCTAACTGCAACATTTTAAATCTAGAAGTAAACCCAGCATCCAAAAAACTCCCCACCCTAATATCATATTGTTCTATCTCTGGACTAAGAGTAATATAATCAATTGGTTTTGAATCTAAGAAAGAAACAATATCATTGTGTAAATGTTCTGTGTACCTAATGTTTAGTTTTTCTATCGGTAAATAGTAAAGCATTATTCCTCTCCTTTAAAAATTACCTCTGCTCCATTTTCGTTATCCTCATATACAGAAACAGAATAACTCCTTGAGTATCCATATTTCTGTTTAAAGTAATTTAATATGTTAATAGCGTATTCTTCACAACTGCAATTTTCTTTAAATACGGAAACACAAACAGTGTCTAATTCCCTTTGCAATAGGAAAAATTCAAATTGCCTTTCAGCAGTAAAAACCTCAATTTTTAATGTTACATAAAATAAATGTCTATGAGGGTTGCTTAAAAAATTAACCTCAAACGGAGCTTCTTCATACGAATGAAATCCCTCAATTCGAGTTCTTATAATTAAATTTATCATCTGTATTTCTCCAAACTTTTAATATATAAATATCCAATTCTATCTTTTATTAAAACATTATTTGTGTAAAAAGAAAACCCTCTATTTCTAAATATATTTTCTTCCACCTTCTTTCTATCAAAATTTGCATTATCCATATTTGCACCAAAATAATATGCCACCAAACACTTATAGCATAAATAACAAAAATCTTCCACTGAAGTATTACATTTCAAAAAAGGTTTCCCCTTTAATTTTTTTAATATATCTAAAGAATTATAATCTTTAACTATCGAATCCAAATAAATATGCCCTTCACTTAATATTTCTGCGTAATCAGATACATTAAATCCAATATCAGAAAAACTGTTACTCCAATTTTCTTTTTCCAACCCCAAATAGATAGTATTATATCTACTCATCAATGGCAACAATAATTCATACTTAGCACCAACCTTTGCAAAACCTTCCGATGTTTCAAGTTCATTAACTAAAATATCAAATACATTAGTGTGCATAAAAGTAGAATGAAACCCAATATCTGGAACGAATGTTTCACCGCCATCAATTAAAAATGTTCTAAATAATGACGGTCTCATTTCAAATGATAAATAACTATCCTTACCACTTGAATAAAATAAATGTTCACCAATTTGCTTATTAGAAAAAACAGCTTTTTGAGACGAGTTTTTAAATGAAATATTTTTCTTAATACCCGATATTTCTGAATAAAAGTCTATCCACCTTTTCCAAAAAACTACATCACATTCTAAACTAATATTAAAATTATTATATCTTATAATAGAAAATGCGATACAACTATTTATTACATCGCAATTTTTTAATAATAATAACCGTTTAGCATCCCCTATATGAACAGCCCAACAATCATATTTTAAATACTTAATTTTTAATTCCCTCATAATAAATCCAATACCTTATGTTGTTGAATAGTTAGTCTAAACTCTGGATGTATTCTTGTAAATATAAAACACTTAGATACAAAATCTTTATCATTAACCTTTGATGCTTCAATTTGTAGATACATAATATTTAACAGTTTATAATTATTAAATAATTCGTATAAAATATTTAAATCATCCACACACGAAACAACAAACTTAAATTGTAACCGATAAGGCATTAAAATATTACTTGCCCAAAAATCAACAATCTTTCTTAACCCCTCTATTGTAAATCTATTATTTATTGCCGATTTTAATTTTGGGCTTACACTAAAAAATACATCTGTATTAAATAAATCTACAATTTCTTTTTGGTCAGGCAAAATAACTTTTTTTCTATCATATTTTATTACCCCGCAAGTTTCTAAACTAAATCTGGTCAAGCCAGCTTTTTTAAGTTTTTCAAATACCCACAATACCGATTTCAATTGCTCTAAAGGCTCACCGCCAGTTATACATAACCAAGTTCCATCAACTATTTTCTTACTAATTGTGGCAGCAAGATTGTAAGCACTATATAAATTTTTCTTTTTCTGCTTCCAGCTATATTTGGTATCGCACCAAATACATCCAACTCTACAACCACCCAATCTAACAAACAAAGTTCTAAATCCAGTTAAAGCCCCTTCACCCTGGATGGACTCAAAAATTTCGGCAATATATAATCTTTCAACACCCATCTAAATTTTTAACAACCTAATTGCTTCCTGCTTATCAATATCACCCCTAATTACAGCAGTATTTGTTCTGCACCCTCTTGATTTAATACCCCTTATATTTACACACGAATGTTCGGCACTCATAAAAACATACACTCCTAAAGGATTCAACCGCCTCATTAAATCTTCTGCAATTTGTTCGGTTAACCTTTCTTGAAGCTGCGGTCTTGAACTCCAATAATCAACAATTCTTGGAATTTTTGAAAGCCCAATAACAACCCCATTATTTGTATGATACACAACACTACACTTACCCATAAATGGTAACAAGTGATGTTCACAAATTGAATTAAAATAAATGTCAGAAATACACACGTAACTATCTTCAGCCTTAAACATAGTAATTTTAGGAGGAGTGCAATACAACCCTTTGAATAATTCAAGGTACATTTTTGCAACTCTACGTGGGGTATTTTTTACCGATTCATCCATTGGCACTTTTAACCAATTCAATAAGTCAGTTACTATCCTTTCACCATCCTTAATATTCGGTTTATTCATATACAGCTACAGCACAATTATTTGGGGTTTCATACCATTTAACTTTAACAACTTTAATATTGTTATTAATAGATTTGAGTTTCTTACTAATTTCTTCAAGTGCCCATTCTGCTAAATATTCCGCAGTAGGAGGACTATCCGTAATCAATACCTTTGAATTTCTTTGTCTAATAAATTCAAGTGTTGAAACTTCAACATAAGCAATTTCGTTATACCTAATACTAACAGTTCTATTATCTTTTTTCCATACAGCAAAACCGTGGTCTAATTTATCATGAATAACATTCATCATAATATCTTTACACACACTAAAATCTATAACCATCCCTTCCGATGAAGAACCGTAATCTTGATTTATACAACCACTAAAATATGCAATAACTACAGCCCTATGTCCGTGTACCTGGTTACAAAAAGAATAGTGCCCAGGTAATGTATGACCGTAATCAATCTCTATACGTTTTGATATAACCATAGTTATCCAAGCATTGATAATAAAGTATCCTCATCAATATCAACTTCTTTATCATCAGTATCGTCATCTTCAACAACTTCATTTCTTTTTATCTTAACACTATTAGTAGTTTCTTTTCCGATAAAGTTAATATCTTCAAACATAACTCTAGCTTCCATAATATGACCTTTGCATTCAGAAGGACATAACAACTCTATACTTTCATTGTTAATATCACTAATAAATCCTTCAACAACGTAATCGGTGTTTAAAAATATTTTTACTTTATCGCCAATATTATAATACGTATTGGTATTATATTCATTCCACATAATGTTCTCCTTTAATGTAATTTACACATAAAATTTAATGCAGTAACCGTCGTATCTGCTCTATCTTCTACAACAACATTTTGAAATCCTATAACAGTATGAATTATAGAACCTCGTTGCCCTAAAAATCCATTTGCTATTGCTATAGCTTTAACTGTTTGATTAACAGCTTGTACTCCAATAGCTCTTAAAACAATGGTATCGAATTTTTCAAATTCGTTTGCAATAGCACTACCTAATGACTTAGCATTTGTAGACTTAGCAACTCTCAACATTTTTTCACTCATATTTACTACTCCATTATGACCTAATATTCTTTAATGTTAAGCCTCTTTGTTAATATCCTACTCACAAGCTTATACGCTCTATCACAATTCTCAAACTTCATCTGCAAAGACTTATTCAATATATTAGTTCTATCTAAAACTTCCATTGCAGAAATATATTCAGAATTAGAACGAGCAAGCTCCTTTTTTTGATTTATGCTACCTATAGAATTATCTACGGCTACAGAATAGTAATAATTAACTTGACTGGTTGCAACAGCCCTTAATGCGTCTGCTATAACTAATTGTTCTCCGAAGTAGTTTTGCCAAACAGTAAACACGGCTAAATATTTTTCCAATATCGTAGTATCTTTTTTATACACATTATCCATATTATTAAGATACTTTACAATGTCATATTTGGGTTTATTTAACCCTAATAAATTGTCTACCGCTTTTTTTAACCTATCATCTTCTTTTAATTGCTCAAAAGTTTTAACCTTTTTCAAACTATTACTCCAAATTATGTTATACTTTAACTATGCTATCCAATGGTTTATTTCCGCATTTAAAACATAAAGAACTAAATCCGCAAGTTAAATATTTACCTTTGGTATTTATACATTCCCTTAAAATATATGGCACTTTTTTACCATCTAAAAATGCCTTCCCATTTATTGCATTATTTAATGCACCCTTAATTAATTCTCTGTCTAATTTTACAAATATTTCCTTATGTTCTCCAGTATCTTTATTCCAAAAATAAAACAACCCTCTACCTATATTCAATCCCAACATATATAAATTTAATTGAACAAGATAGCTTTTTTGAATATCCTTTATACTTTTTATTGAATAAAATACACTCGACCTAGCAGTTTTAATATCTAAAACATACTTTTTATTATCTTGCAACCTTATAACAACATCAGCAGTACCTGAAATAAAATATTTTTCAAATAAAGAGGTTACACTTTTTTCAACCTCAAAATAAAACTTCGATGGTTTTATCATATCTTTATATCCAGGTAAATATCCATACTGTACTAACATGTGAATAATATGCCCTGTATCAAATATTCTTTCTAACCTGGAATTGTTGCTTATAATTTCAACTTCTTCCTGTAAGATTTCATTAGTCAATAATCTTTTTTCAAATAAATATTGAAAAGCAATTTTCCTTGCACAAGTATTATACATTGAACTTGGATGAAATCCTAAAACGGAATTACGTTTTATTACTGCTTTAAATGGTTTAAATTTATTTCTATTTGAAAGGTAAGCGTCTATAATACCACAAAAAGACGGTTTAATTCCGTTGCTTTTTTTAACGGTTTTCTTTTTAACCTTTTGCTCTTTCTTTTGTTCTTTAATTAAATCGGCTAAACTCAAATTATACTCCTTATAGTCAATTAAAATATAATCAATTTATAGTTATTTTACAATTTTTTTATCCAACGAATAAATATGCCTGCCATAAATATCCACCTCAGCACTACTGCTAATAGTAAAACAGTACGACGAATATTTAAATCTTTTAATTTCCTGCTTTCTTGTTTTACATCTACTCTTTAATATAATTGACAATGGAAATAACCTGGCACCCATAGAATTAACAAGTAATACTTTATACAAAATACCATCAATACAAATAATCCATCCTGGTTTTAATTTTTCGTATTTTCTTATAGTTATAATATATTTAATTCTCTTGTTGTCAACAGTATAATACTTAATAACCTTTCTAGTACCTAAGTATTTTCCGCTTTTTCTTATATATTTCAAAACAGCCATTATACACCCCAAATTTAAAACTGTTTAATTGTACACTTCCCAACTTGCTTATCATCTCTAAATCTTTTAAATCTAGGTTGAAACATTCTACTTCCAGTCCACTGCATATAAGCAACCTCAATTATTTCACCTATATGGTCATCCTTATTCAATGAAATTTCACTTCTTATTTCTTCGGTTATACCACTAACAGCACCAACATCAATAATTTTATTTTGTGCTAATAATTCATCTACTTCCCTTTTACAAAGATAATTTGTTTTATATGGATATGCTTTATTTAATACACCAACTTTTATAGCACCTATCCAATCATTCAAACTATACTTTGTATTAGGTGTTGGTTCAGTATATCCAATAATTATACAGTCCGAAGTTCTTATCTTTTTTATCTTCAACATATTTAAACTATGCAATTCTTTAAATACATATCCCTCAAATTTAAAGCTCTTTTTGTTTACAATCTTCTGCAATTTTTCAATGGTACATCTATCAGCATTAACACCAGCAATTTCCTGTATAGTTAAAGATTCAATTCCATACACAACGTGCCTATCTTTTAATGATACTTTCTCTCCATATTTACCCGCCGATGGAAAATATTTCTTTATCATTTTTATCTGTTCGCTATTTATATAATCACCAACATATTTCCCCTCAAGATACAAAAATGAGTGAGCGTAAAATCTCAACTCATTATCTTGAACCTTATCAGCTTTTGAATTACATATTCCAGCAACATAATTAACCCTTTTATTAGGAGGAACATAATCTAAATGTTCTGCCGCAGTTTCAACAACAACTATTGTTTCCTTTTTAAAAGGAAATTTATATTTTTTTAACAATGGGAAATTGTCTAATTTTTCGGATAGCAGCCCAGTTTTAACACTAACTCTTTTTGAAGTTAGTGCATAAGCCTTATAATTTTTTATATGCAAATGATGTAAAGTGCCATCGTACTTTAACTGTCCAATAACATCACCGTGTATATAGTCTAACCCACTAACATCACCACTGGTAATTTGTCTTACTTTCATAAATAATACTCCTAATATATTTTAATTTACTTTAGTCCTAATCTCATCCAGTTTCTTTTTAATACCTTTTGCTAATTTATCAGTAACAGCCCTAAATGGAACAAACGAATAAAACACACCGTCTGAATAAAATCCATCATTATAAACTTCATCAACAGGTATGCCGACTAATCCCTGTGGCGTTTCAATTCCAATATAGTATCTATCTACTCCATATTTTTTTAACTCTTCCGCTCCAATAACAACTTGCTCAATAAATTTAACTGCAAGTGTTTCATCTACTTTTAAATCTTCAATTGATTTCATTTCATTCCTATTTTCTATTAAATATTTCCATTTTAATTAATATACAACAAAGCAACAACTCCTTAAATTGAAATGTAGCTAAGGATATAATTATATTTTTAATCAGCCAAAATTTCATAATATTTGCCTTTTACAATTGTCTGTAGTTACTTTAACAACAGTAATATAGTCTTCAAGTAAATTAACATCAGCTTGTAAATTTAATCTTTTCACTTCATCTTCTTCCCCATACATTTCTTGAAGCAACTTATTAATATTATCTCTAATACATACTAATTCATTACCTATGTTAACTAAACTCCTATGTATATCATCCCTAATTATTCTTTTCATTATTATACTCCGAAATAGGCATTAACACCCATCTTTTATTTTTTGCTTTAAATTGTTTATTGCTAAAATTCAAAATTAATAAAGGTCTTTTAGAACCTCTAAATGCGTCATCTTCTAACTTCTTTAACATACCTTCGTCAACAATTATTCTTTTACTTTTTGTAGATTTAACATCAATTAAATCTACAGTATTCAATATCATATCACCTTTCATAAAAGGCGTGGCACCACTAGCTGGCATTAACTTTGCACCTAATTGATTGCTAATTTCTTTCTCCTGTTTATTAGCGTATTTTTTTATGGATTCTTTTGACTCCCCCAATGAAAAAGTTTTCTTAATTTTTTTCGGCTTCCGCAATTTCCATCACCTCATTTTTTAACTTACTAAATAATTTTTTATCCTTTTCTAATGCCTGAGTGAATTTGCTTAATCCTTGAAACTTCAAATCTCCGTACATAAACCACGCACCCTTTTTATTAACCAAGCTATATTTAACACCATAGTCAATAACAGTAGCTTCGTTTAATAATTTTTTACGTTCAACATCGTAATAAAAAGACCCCTTTCTATAAGGTCTCCCAGTCTTATGCTTTTTAATAAAGAAATTAAATTCCATACCCTTTACATCCGTTTTCTTTTTATCTATGGTAATCCAATCTTTCTTACCTTCTGAAAAAGCGATTGTTAATGACGAAGCAAATGTTTTACCTCTACCGCCACCCATTACTCTATTATCTCCATAAGCTCCAATTTTTTCTCTCCACTGTTGTATTAAACAAATAGTAGGTTCGGCTCGCCTTTCTTCTTTAATCTTTTTACCCTCTTTATTAGTGTAAGAATAAATTTGAGTGCTATTTAATTTGCCAGTTATTATTCTAATATTTTTATTCCACACCCTTGCTTGTACACTTATTTGCCACTCCTCAATAGATGATTCGTCTTCTTCTTTTGGACCGAGTGCATCAACAGAGTCAACACCGAAAAAAGAAAAATTGTGCATTTTCAACCCCTCTCTTAAAATATCCCCAGTCATTTGTGAATATTCAGTACCACCTAATATTGTATAATAATGGATTACTCCAAATCTTCTCGCCCAATTTTTTGTGTAATTCTTTTCTGCATCAATTAACAAAAATATAGAATACTGAGGTGTTGTGCATTCACTACATTCAAGCTCGTATCTGTATAAAGTTAAATCTTTTGTATGAGTAATTATCTCACCAGGACAATAAACATTCCTCTTACTTCTATCGGCTAAAAATAATTTAGAATATTTATTTAATTTATTCCCCTCTTTAACTACAGTAAAAACATCATTTGATTTATTCTCTGTTAGAGCAACCTTAGTCTTTTTAAAATTCACTTCAGTAATATGCCCCTTCATACAATTTCCGCAAATTCTTTGGAATGCTCCAGCAGTCATATACATAGCAGTAGACTTAAATGTTGATTCATCCCCTACATATATAATAGTTCTACCTCGTGGTATTCCACCTTCTGTAGCAATATCTAATGACAAAATCCCAGTTGGATACTTTTCAACATCAAGTTTATCGCTACCCAAAGACATAACATTTTTCTGGTAATGCGAATTTATATTTTGAACAAAACTATTCAAAACATCTCTTGGAGAAAGACTACTATCTTTTTCATTTTTAATTTTTGCCATTATAATTCCTTATAAAAATGCAGGGCGTAATGCCCTGCACAATGTTTATTCATAATCACTGTCATCAATTAATGAGCATTTCTTAAGAAGCTCTTTTCGACTCCTAGGTTTAAACTCCTCTATAAATTTATCATCATCAACAACCCATTCTTCTTTTATCTTTATATGTTTTTTAGGAATAAATATATCTCCTGTTTGGGGACTTCCAGCAGTAGAAGAACGAGAAACAGATACCTTTAATCCAAGTATTTTCTTTTTCTTCTCACCTTCAAAGAAAGAATCAATTGATTTTTTAAATATCCCGTAAGATTTTTGTTTGAATACTAAAAGTTTAACTTGATTCTTAATTTTTTCGCCCTGCTTATTAACATATTCACTATGGTCAACAATATAAAAAGCTTTTCCAACATAAGCAGAATTATTAGCTTCACATAATGGGCACCTTTTACCCATAGATGCAATACAAGTAAAATAATTATTCCAACTACCGCCAATTTTAACCTGATGCTCTTTGAATGAAAAAGCTTTTTCAGTTAAGAAAGTAATTGAGGCAGTCTCTCCTTTTGGAATCCAAAATCTATATGTTCCTCTTTTATCAATAAATTCTTCATCTGCATCATCACCTCTATAGAACCAACTATTTGATTCATCATCTTCATCTTCCTCATCATCGGATTCACCATCTTCATCCTCATCATTACTACTTGATTCGTCGTCTTCATCATCTTCATCATTTTCGGTTTCATCATCACCTTCATCATCACCTTCATCAGTTTCATCAACATCATCAACATCATCAACGTCATCATCGCCTAAATCATCATCAATATCATCGTCAATATCATCATCAATATCATCTACATCTTCAACTGTTACATTCTTTTTATTCTTCTTTTCATACTCCTTTAAATCCATAACAATATCAGGTGAAACAATATCAATATCTGCTTCCTCCCCATCTTCAACCTCGTATTCAACTTTGAGTTTCTTATTTTTTAGTACTTTAAGTACTGTAGCACAATAGTAACATTCATCATCCTCTGAATATACTACCACATCTTGACCTACAGAAAAAACAGGTTTAGTATCCTTTTTCTTCTTTGTTGCTGCTTTCTTTTTCATATTACTTTCTCCTTTGTTTAGATTTTTCTTGTATTAAAGCTTTCATTTCCACTTTAATTTTTTTAGTTATAATTTTTGCAACCCTATCATAAGCATCCTCAACACTTTCACCAGGTTGAACATCAGATGCCATACCAACATCAACCTTAGCAGGTTCAAAATCTCTTACCTGAATGGTTTGTCCATAAGATACCCACACTCTGTCAAGGTATCCATTTACACTAATCACTTTTAACTCAGGTTTAGATTTTGGTTGTTTGGATTGTTTTGGTTTAGGCTTTATTCTTGTTGCCTTTTTTCCACTCATATTATTCTCCTATTTAGTTATTCCAATTATCTCTAACTTTCTTAAAAAATAATTTCAAAGTATTTTTACTTCCATACCTATTAAACATTGTTGTAATTAAATTATAATGTTTATAAGTGTAATACCTAATTCCATTATACTTAAATGTCTCTGGTAAATACCCCATTTTATGCCACTTTCTAATAGTCTGCGAAGTTCTTTCAATAGAAAAAGCAACATAACCTATTCGGCAACATTTAATTATATTATTGCCCATTCTAAAATTTTTCCAAATTTTCTTTTCTCGTTTTATTTTAGCCTTAGCTAATTTTCTTTCTTTTGCTTTTCTTTTTTGGTAAGCGGAAGCAAGTTCTATCCTTCTTTTCCTGTATTCTTTATCCGTATTATATAGTAACTTTTGCTTCTCTAAAATCTTTTCTCTATGCCTCTGGTAGTACGTTGTTTTCATAACCCTCTAACGTATTCTGTAACATCGTCTTTAACATATTTTAATATTGATGGATATTTTTCTGCCAACTTTTCAATCTTCTTAGCACTAATTTTTTCTTCCATTGTAATAATTCCCTTATCTTTTAACGAAGATAAAATTTTGGCATTTTTAGTTACAAGTTTATACCCATAATCATAAACTGAATCTTCAGGTATCTTGTGTTTTTTAATAAACTTCGCAATAGCTTCGGAATCAAATACATAGTTATGTCTTTCTGCATAACTAATAACTCCAACATCAGTGGTAAGTCTTTCACCCTTCTTTTTTAATTTTTTGCTTCTCTTTATAAATTCTTCTTTAACTATACTAATAAATAAATCCATAAAGCCTTTTACCTTAGTATAATTAATATGCAACTCATTTGACTCTGTTGCTTTAACAACTTTAGTCAAATCGCTTTTTGAAATTTCTAACTGTTCTTTTGGTAATAGAACGGCTAAATTTTTAACCGTTGTGGTAGGTTTACTTCTCATTTTGTTCTCCAAATAAATTATAACAAATATTTTAATAATCAAATATACAAAATATTTTGATAAAAATCAAAAATAATTCTAATTTCATTCAATTAACCACTTTTTAGATAAGTCAATATATTCCATATTAAAAGAATTGTATAAAGATTTTCTTTTATTATACATCCCCTCAGTCAATGAACTTCCGTTATCAATAATATCTATAACAAGCGGAAATTGTTTCCCTTTATATTCTCTTTCTATTCTGCCTTTTATTTGTTCAACTGTAACAGCACTTGACACAGGTGTACAAAATATTAATGTGTCAATTTGTGGAATGTTCTCACCATCTTTAATTTTCTTATAAGACCCAAAAATAATATCGGCAGAAATCATTTCCTCT